CAACTAAAGATGGTACTGCGTGGTTTGGTGGTAAATCTCACAAAGAGTTAGCCAAGTATGTACCAAGTAAAGAGGCTGAGAACTTACAGGACATGGACTTTCTTGTAATAGCTTATGCCAAACAACAATAAGAGAAAGGACTGCACATTGGACAAACAAACAATAGAAGACTGCATAGCTTTCTTTCAGTCAAGAGGGATAGCTTGCAGAAATATAACAGAAGATGTTGTTGAGGTATTAGTTAAAACTTCAACAATGAGTACAGATTGTTGGGTACAGATAAGCGAAGAAGAAGTTTATTTTAGAGCCAACGAATAACAAAAAATAGGCGTTGCAAAACATGAAATTGCAACGCCTTAACCTAGCAAAGGTAAGGAGAAAGTACCATGCAATTAACAAAAGAGCAATTTAAAACTATCAGAACAGAACTGCAATACACTCAAAAAGAGTTCGCAGAAATGTTAGGAATAACAATTAGAATGATAACGTACTACGAGTCAGGACAGAGACCAGTTGGTCGAACTGTATCTATTCTAGCTAATAGAATATATCAAGACGAGAAATAGGAGAGAAAGATGCAAGTTAAATGCGATAAATGTAAATCCAATCATGGCAATAAAGAGGATATGAAAAACAACATATCAGAGAAATTACTTTGTGATGATTGTTATACTGAGATTAGATACATAATAGCAGATGAGCTAGGTTTAGATAATCTTAGTCAATTAAATTTATAGGAGTAGTAAATGAAAAGAGAAATCACAGAAGAAATGTTAGACGCTTTTCTTGGAGACGCATCTAACAAACAATCTAGAATAAATCTAAGACATGAATGCGAACAAGATGAGCAAGTTTGTCAAGATGTAATAGATTATTTTGATGATTTGCAAAATTAAAATATAAAAAATTCTATCTATGCAGTACTATACTGCATAGATATACTGTATTGCAGTACTATAAAGACTAAGATATTTTTTTATTTATTTTAGTTTATCCATTCAGAAAGACTATAAAAACAAAACTAAGTTTTGATTATTGCCATACGGCTTTGCTTACAAGCTACGCTTGATTATATTCGAGGCTTAAATCCTGTCAAGAAAATAATTTATCTTGGATATGTTTACTCACATACCCATGCACAAAAAGAGAAACGTCTCTCATTCGTCTTTCACTATCGTCTAGCTCTTTATAGTAAACCCAGTATGCCTCAAGAGTAACGTCTATCATATGCTCACTGCCACGAGGCAGAACATTCATAGCCTTCATAACTTTGATAAAACTTTCTTTTGTCTTGCATGAGTTGGCATATTTTTTAAATATATTAAATTTATTTTTTGGCATTGACACACTCATAGTAGGTCAAGGCATAGCCAAGAATATCTTGGACAGAATCAACATGGTCAGGTGTTTCCATCAGCCTAGCTTGTTTTACTGCAATCATACACAAAGCAACTTGCTCAGGAGTGACGTCAGTTCCTAACAGGACAGACCACAACTTAGCAATACGAGTATGATTATCTAAAATAGATCCATAGTCTTCGCCTCTTTGCTTGATAACATCAGCAGTCTTGTTTAAGAGATCAAACTTATTCATTGCCATCAACCTCTTCAATAGAGGCTGACTTATAGAAAACAGGAGTGTACTTGCCAACGTAAGCACCAACTACATTGTAATAAAAAAACTCGATAGCATCATCTTCACTCATACCATCTCTGTTTTTCAGTATCTCAATACACTTATAATAATCGTAGACTGCAACCTCTTCCGAGCTTGGATTTGGTATTGTAATACCTATAAATGCTTTCTCGAATCCATCAGCTAATAACATCTCTTTCCCTCACAATATAAAACCATGTTTCTAACTCTACTTCACAAACTAAATCATGCCCAGCACTAAAGTTTCTCGATAACACATCAAGGGAAATAACACACTTGATAGGACAATTATTAAACTTGTATATCAATACAGGTGTCAGCTTTAAAGATGCAGCAGATTCTTTTGCTTGTTGCCACCAACTAGGTCTAAAATTATTCGACCCACTTTTTTTATACGACTTACATTCAATAGACCACCCAGGAATTATGATATCAGCCATACCCTTTGATTGATACTGATCTAGGTTTCTCTTTGCATCATAGTTCAAGTTCTGTTTTATGAGCTTACAGATCTGCCTCTCAAAAGATGCACCCTTGTTACGACTATCTGCCATCTATCATTCTCTCTTGCATTTGTTTTAGAAAATCATTTGCAGTTACTTGACCAAGTGTAGCTAACTCTATCTTGTTCATTGTGTCAGGCGTTGGAAATCTCTCAGACTTCAATAACCTACAAATAGCTGAACGAGTCAGACCTGACTTGATAGCAAACTTGTTTTGTGAAAGTTTGTTCTTCTTTATGTACTCAATAAGTTTCATACTTAAATAATATTTAGTTGTTGACAGTCTGTCAATTATAATTAAATAATATGTTGACAGTAAAGACTAACTAGAATAATCTAGTATCAAATAGCAAAGGAAAGAGGTTCATTATGACTTATTATTATTACGATCATTATTATGGAGAAGGTTACGAAATTGGAGACTTTGGAGATTTGATGAATTTTATTGATAAATCTTATGACAAAGACAGACATTCAATTCAAGACTGTTTAGATAGCCATAAAGAGTGCTGTAAAGAAAACGATAATATTATCGAGGAGTTTGAATAGTGGCAGAGATACCTGATTACAGACTTAACTTTGGCATTGAGCATGAGAGTGCAAGCAATGGCACAACAACCAAAGATGAGATGATACTCAAGCATTACCTAAGAAAAGAACATAAGATGTCTTTTCCTATGGCATCAAGACCTATAGCTGGTATCAAAGTACAAACTGGTGTTGATTGTGCAATGGGATTGCATAACTTCAGTCCAATCAGAGGTGTCCAAGAACCAATGGATATAAATGAGGCAGTCAGGTATGCACTTACAGAATACCAGGGATACACACCTAGAACATGGGATAATGGCAAAGATGCAGAAGAATACGAGGAGTTTCGTGAGCATATCCCTGAGATGATAAAGCACGCAGTAGATGGACTTCACAAGTATTTTGAGGGTGTCAATCGTATCGAGGGAGAATCAATGAAGCAATTTGTTGAACCCAAGATAGATGTACCAGTTGTTTTATATCAAGATTACTCAGGTGGTGGCAGACAGATAGACCTTAAATGCTCACTACCTATGAGAAACCCACCAAAGAAAGATGGTACTAGGTCTTGGCGTGTGCCTAAACCTAAGACAGAACCATCAGCACAACAAGTTATGCAACAAGCAGTCTATTGGAAAGCTACAGGAGAGAAACCAGCTTTGTTGTTTGTAACTGCATCAGGTTACAACATAGTAGACGAAACGAATTGTGAGCTTATGACAGAGGATAATCTGCAAAAGGCTTATGATGATGTAGTACGTTCTTGGTTAGTTACTCAGAACTTACTCAAAGCAAGTAGAGGTTCATGGAAGACGTTAGCTGGACTAGTTCAGCCTGACATGGTGCAGATAGCACAAAGACATGGACCTAACATTACCAACCTAGCTAAACAACTATGGAGTATAACATGACAAATCCAAAAACATTAAGAAGAAACCTAGACCCATACACTAGCCACGAGAGTGCAGAGAAAGTTGACACTAATCGTATGGAAAAGATTGTATGGAGTGTGATTGATTCATTCGGAGAAAATGGCTGCATTTCAGACCAAGTGCAGTATGCTTTACCTGAATACCGATATAGCACGATTACGGCACGCTACAAAGCGTTAAAAGAAAAAGGGTTGATTGTTACTGATGGAACCTCTTTGAAGGCTGAGAGTGGCAGAAAACAGCTTAAAATGTGGAGTTCAAGATATTACTACCATGAATCAGTGACTGACGAGGACAGAATACAACATATGGCAGAAGAAAGGGCTGGGATATGATAAACGAATTAGTCAGTAAATGGCAAAAAGAAATGACTGATACTGAACAGTATCATGCACAAGCTATAGATCTATTAGAGAAACGTATAGCTAAACTAGAGGATAAGCATAAGACTGTAACAAAACAGAATGAAGTGCTTATGGAATTGTTAAGTAAATTAATTAGAGGAAACAATGAAAAGTGATATACCTGATAAGGTTGTTGAAACCTTGAAAGAAATAGGCATGACGCACCAACAAGCTGGGTGGAATTGTCATGGCACATATGTACTGTTGCACAAAGCATTAGAAAAAGTTGCA